TGGTTTGGATGGGATGTGTCTAAAGTAGGACCCGTTACTGATAAAGGAGTTTATGCGATCGCTAAAAGCTTTGCTGAAAAAAATAGCAAAGGTTTAGTAAAAGTTAAACCTGAAAATCAAGAAGCAGCTAAAAAAACAATCAATTTATAGTTCCTAGGGAGTGGGCGCTGAAGCGAGAGTGGGGGCGCCCATAAAAATTATGATTGATGTTAAAAAAATTAATGGTGGTCCGACCACTTATGAGGATTGGTATGATCTTGGGTATACTATCATTCCGTGCAAACACGGTACGCCTGAAATAAAATCATGGTCAAGCCTGGATTTAAAAATAACGAAAGAAGAATGGAAACAGAAATATTCAGATTGCGAAATTGCATTAAGACTAGATAAAGTAATTGATTTAGATATTGACAATAGAATTGCTAAAAGATTTGTAGAGAAATATATAATAAGTTGTGGAGCTATTTCAGGTAGACCACGTAATCCTAAAAGTCATTATTGGTGGAAAGGTCAATTAGAAAAAGCTGCTTTTTCTTTGCCAAAAGATTTAATAAAATATTATGAACATGCTCCTCATGGAGCAACCCTTTGTGAAATAAGAAGCGGACATCAATACTACACCATCGTACCTGGATCTTTACATAGTAAAGATCCCGAACATGTAAGATGGGAACAGTATAATGGTATAAGGGAGTATTCAGGAGATTTAAATAAAGACTTAAGAAAGATCGCTTTATCTACAGCACTTTGTATTTTATATGCACCAAAAGGTTCAAGAGATGAATATTGTACTGCTATAGCTGGAGTTTTAGTTAAACAAACTAAGTGGAATGATGACGAGATTAATGATTTTATTTATAATATTGCAGTAGCGGCTAATGATGATGAAGCTGAAAGTAGAAAGTCTAAAGGCACAACAGGAAGAGAATCAAATAGAAAATTTGGAATGCCTAAACTTGCTGAAATACTCGAGTGTTCAATACAAACAATTGCACATTTATTTAGTTGGATTGGAGCAGAAGATAAATCTTTAGCCGATGTTAAAGTAATTGCAGATCAGTCTATCGGAGACATTATTGAATATGGTCAGGATAGATATAAAGTACCAGTTACCGGAAAACTAGAGGGTAAGATATTTAAAAAAATAATTAAAGTAGACGGCCCAACACTCATGAACCAAAAAGCATTTTATGACGCGGTTATGTCACAATCACAGGTTTGGATTCCTAAGATGAAAGCTGCTGATTTTGAAACAATCATGAGAATGAAATTTGAAACAAGAAAAAAATCAGAACACTATGAGAAAGAAGCTAACGAAGATCTAGTCTTTGTAAAACATTTTACTAATTACATTAAACAAGAAAAAGCTTTTACCGATAAAAAAGAATTAGCTTTTTATGGTTTACCTTGGTTCAATAAACCAAATAATTCATTAGAATTTAAATTAGATAAATTTGAAGATTATTTACAAAGTCAAAAAGTAAATTTAAAAAGAGTTGATTTAGTATTGAATATTCAAGATATATTAAGGGGAAAGAAAGTACATGGAAAATATCAGGAAAAATCTCTAGTATCTTGGAGAATAGATAACCCAGACCTTGAAAATGAAGATATAGTTTTAGAGGGGGAATACATTGAAAAAACGGAGGCGATAGATTTTGAAAAAGATAAAGCCTAGATTTATTGCTGGTCCTCCAGGTACAGGTAAAACTCACATTTATATTGTTGAAGAACTTTATCAAGAGTTATTACTTAAATACCACCCGGATAAAATAATTATTCTTTCTCATACAAATGTAGCTGCTGACCAAATTAGAGCTGCAGTTCTAGCACTCCCTATAATGAAAGAAAGAGGATTTACTAACAAATCTATGAAGTATAAAATTTGTACTATTCATAGCTACTGTAGAAAACGATTATTACGTAAAGATAAATTTAAATACGAAGACCATAAAAATTTAATTATACAAAATAAATTGTTTCGTAGAGACCCTTCGACAGACGTTGATAGCCATAGTCTATATCAGTTTAGGTCAGATGCAAAAGGACGAGGTATGACTTTAGATGAGTATTGGAGAGTATGTGATCAGTCCTCTTATAAACCTTATAGTATTGAATTAATCAAAGAGCTTCTTTCAATATATAAAAAATACAAAGAAGATAATAATAAATGTGATTACACAGATATGGTTGAAGATTTTATTCACCCTGATGTTAAGGACCCGGACATTGATGCGGTTATTATAGATGAATGCCAAGACAGTAATGTTCTTCAAACACAAGCCATTGAAAAAATGGCAACAAATGTAAAAGAAGGTCATTATTATTTAGTTGGAGACGCCGATCAAACCTTGTTTGAATATGCAGGGTCCGATGCAGATAAATATCACAAACTTGCAGCGAATCCTTATTATGAATTAACAGAAGGACTTAGATGTAGTGAAGCTATAAATAAATTATGTAAGAAGATTATTCAACCTATTTGGGATCATTATGGGTCTCATAGAGTATGGACACCAGCCAAGTATACTAAAAGACATGGAATGGGTCATATAGGCGAAGTTATTAAAGGTGATGGCTATTATTTATCTAATTTGTATGGTTCGGGCCATTTAGATATTTTATTAAACAAAATAAAAAGCACTAATCAAACATTTTTATTTACATATAGAGGGACCCCAGGAGACATTCGTTGTAAAAAATTCTTTGATTACCATGGCTTAGAGTATGCACATGTTAAAAATTCTGCACACGTATCCAAAAAAGAATTAAGAGCTCATCATCTATGGCCTGATTTTGTAAAGGGTATACCAATGAGTCTTACTCAAATAAAACATTTTTGGGATTATCTAGGTAGTCAAATTATTGTGAGAGGAAAGAAAGATCCAAAAATTTTTGATGACTGGCTTAAACAAGATTATACAATCGATTATTTAATAACCAAAGGATTATTAAAACCAAACTGTAAAAGGCACATTGATTTTGATTTAGTCCGGGTTCCTTCTAAAACTACAAAAGAAAAATTAATTTACATTAAAAAAGTTTTATCAAAAGGTTTTGATTTTGATAAAAATATTCAAGTTAAATATGGAAATATCCATCAAGTTAAAGGTTTAACATTTGATAATGTCATTGTAGACCATACTCTAACGCGCAGAGAAGATTATTATACTCAATTAAGACTAAGATACACGGCGTACAGTAGAGGAATCTTTGATTACTGGACTTTAGCATCACAAAGAAAACTAACCTTAGGAAGAAAATGAAAACCAAACCATATGATAAACAAATTGGCGGATCACATTATCAGAATTTTAAAATTCAGCCAAGTAAATTTGTAATTGAAAACGAGTTGCTATATCCTGAAGGATGCGTTATAAAATATATCTTAAGACACAGATTGAAAGGAAAAAGACAAGATTTAGAAAAAGCAATACACTTTATAGAAATGATTATTGAAAGAGATTATCCCAATGTGTGAAGTTCCACAACTAAGTGATCTAGATTTAACAGGTGTAGATACAGTTGCAATTGACTTAGAAACCTATGATCCTAATTTAAAAACAAAAGGATTAGGAGCGGTTAGAAAAGATGGTTTTGTTTGTGGCATAGCTATAGCTACAAAGAAACAAACTTTATATTTTCCTATTGCACATAACATGACAGATAATTTAAACACACAAGAAACGTGGGATTATTTGAACGAAAAAGTGTTTAAAAACAAGGGTTTACGCAAGGTTTTTCATAATGCAATGTACGACGTATGTTGGATTAGATCCGCGACTGGAGAAATGCCACAAGGACCATTACTCGACACAATGATAGCAACTTCTGTAATTGATGAAACAAGAATGAAATACTCGTTGGACTCTATTAGTAGAGATTATCTAAACGAGACAAAATACAAATACGATTTGGCAGCCAAAGTTTTAGACTGGTCTAATGGAACCATAAAAGATCCAATGACTAACATGCACAAACTTCCTTATCATTTGGTAAAAGATTATGCAGAACAAGATGTAAATTTAACTTTAAAACTGTGGGAATTATTTGACACAAAATATTTGGACGAGGTATTATATACTAAATACGATGAAGAAGATAGCCTCGTTGAGGAAAAAACTTGTAGAAAAATATTTCAATTAGAAACTAAATTATTTCCCTGTCTTGTTGACATGAAATTTAAAGGAGTTAAAATAGATGTCGAAAAAGCGAAGACTCTTGGAAAATGGTTAGATAAACGTAGAGATAATTTACTTAAAATTATTAAAAGAGATACCAATATTGACGTACAGATATGGGCTGCTTCTTCCATTAAACATTTATTAGATCAACAAAAAATTACAGATTATAATAAAACACCTAAGTCTGGATTACCACAGCTACCAAAAGATTATCTCAAGACTCACAAGAATCGTTTCTTACGTATGATTGTAAAAGCAAGAGAGTGTGACAAAGCTAAAAATACATTTATTGAAGGACTCTTGGGCTTTGTATATAAAGGGAGAATTCATGCAGACATAAATCAAATTAGGTCAGACCAAGGTGGAACGGTTACTGGAAGATTCTCAATGAGTAATCCAAATCTCCAACAGATTCCAGCTAAAGGAAACATCGGGAAAAGGATGAGGGAATTATTTATTCCTGATGATGGGTGTGTATGGGGATCCTTTGATTACTCGCAACAAGAACCACGGATTGTTGTTCATTACGCATTAAAAACTTACCTCTATTCTCCAGAAGAGAAAGAAGTAGCATTAAATTTAATAAAAAGTTTAGAAATAATTGAAGAAGCTTACAAGAAAAAAGATGTAGACTTTCATCAGATCGTAGCAGACATGGCTAAAATACCACGGATCACGGCCAAGACCATTAACCTAGGATTATTCTATGGAATGGGAAAAATAAAATTACAAAAGGAATTGAAGCTTCCGAGAGAAAAAGCAAATGAACTATTTGCTACCTATCATGCCACGGCACCTTTTGTGAGGCAACTATCTCAAGACTTAATTCAATTTGCGGAAGAACATAAATTACTATTTACATTGGAAGATAGATTCTGCAGATTCAATAAATGGGAAACGCAAAATCGAGAATGGAATAATACAATTAATAGATACGAACCTGTCCCAATATTAACAAAAGAGGGAGCAGAAAAAGAATTTAAAGCAGCAGTAGTGGACACATATAAAGAGGGAAAAATACCTAAAGATTATATGAAAAATTTTGATAAACATTATAAACCCGCCTTTACTTACAAAGCTTTAAATAGACTGATTCAGGGGAGTGCAGCCGATATGACTAAAAAAGCAATGGTAAACTTATACGAAAAGGGAATTTTACCGCAGATACAAATACATGACGAGTTGTGTCTTTCCATAAAAAATGATAAAGAAGCTTCAATTGTAAAGGAAATAATGGAGACCGCTATTCTTCTTAAAGTTAATAATAAAGTTAACTATAAAAAAGGGAAGAATTGGGGTACAATAAAATAAACAAGGAGAAACCATGGAAAAAGTAAAACAAGTATGGACATTAGCAAAAGCTAATCCAAAGATATCTGCTGCTGTTGTGGTAGTAATCATTGCCATATATTTCTTAGTAAACTAGGAATTATATGACCGATGGCCTATTTAAATGTAAACATTCCTGTAATGTATTCACAGATCAGAAGAGAATATCTCTATGATCTTAAAGAACATCATGGAGAAGTGGAAGACTGCATTATATTTGGCCTGGCATCGATTACAGGGCGCCCTATACT